CTGAACCAGTAGCGTATCTATTTAAGACAGACCAAGATTATGCTGGCGATGTTGTATTTCCTGATGAAGTGAAAGAAACCGAGTATGTTTATAAAATGGAAGAATGGGAATATCAGCTAATTCCACTCTACACCACACCACAAATAAAAGAGTTAAGTGATGAGGAGATATACAAAATAGTTGCAAACATTACAGGGTTTCAAACACCTCATGCAAGCAACATGGCTAATTGGGAAACAATAAACAAGTTTGCTAGAGCAATACTAAAGAAAGCGAGTGAGAAATGAACAATGAACCTTACGGCTGGGTAGATAAATTGCAAACTTTTATAACCCATGATGATTATTTGAATTTACCGCCAGAGTTACAACAAGGAATGAAACCACTCTATACCTATCGACAAATAACACCATTAACTGAAGATGAGTGTGAAGCAATTATCAATAAGCACGATTGGTTTTCAAAGTCTTGGCGTGAAATGGCAAAAGAAATCCATGATGCAATATTAAGAAAAGCATCAAAATAAACAATGGGCGAAATTGGAAAGCAGATTGGGTATATCCACAATCATAAACAGCTTAGAGTACAAAAGTAGCCCACCCAAATACTAAAGAAAGCGAGTGAGAAATGACAGTTGAATCCAATTTCTTAAGGCATATTGAGTGTCCTAAGTGTGGGTCAAGTGATGGGAATGCTTTGTTCGATGACGGTCATACATTCTGTTATGTCTGTAAGACTTACGAGAAAGCTCCTAGAGCCACGATTGAGGACTTAGAAGGGCTAGGTATCACTAGCTTTAAACAAACGCAACCAGAGGGCTATAAACCAGTGATAGAGGTATTTAAAAATACAGAAGCAGTACATGTAGTAGAGCGTGGTATTTCTTCAGCTACTATGCACCATTATGGGGCAGGATCTGATGGTAAGAATTACTACTTTCCATATTGCGATGCAACAGGTAAGGTTATTGCAGCTAAGGTTCGTGGTGTAGAAGAGAAGTCGTTCTCAATTACAGGTGACTGGAAGCATGCTACCCTATTCGGACAGAACAAGTTCACTCCAGGTGGCAGGGCTATCACGATTACTGAGGGTGAGTTTGATGCACTTGCAGCATACCAGTTGACTGGCTCTCGCTTTCCAGTGGTGTCTGTACGTAATGGAGCACAGGCTGCATTGAAGGATTGTCGTGCAAGCTTTGAGTATCTCGATAGCTTTGACCGTATCACTATCTGCTTTGATAACGATGAGCCAGGTAAGGCAGCAGCTAATCAGGTGGCTGAGTTGTTTGGTAGTAAAGCATATATCTTTAAACCTAAGCAGGATGGACTCAAGGATGCATGTGATTACTTAGCTAAGGGATTGAACAAGGAGTTTGTTGATACATGGTGGGATGCAGAGAAGTATGTACCTGACGGTATTGTCTCTGGCTCTACACTCTGGGAGTTAGTTAACCAACCAGTAGAGAAGGCTGATGTAATGTATCCCTATATGGGACTAAATGATCTGACATACGGAATCCGTAGCGGAGAATTAGTTACAGTAACTGCAGGTTCAGGACTAGGTAAGTCACAGTTCCTGCGTGAGATTGTGTGGCAGATTCTATCAAAGACAGAGGACAACATTGGTCTTATGTTCCTGGAAGAATCAGTTAAGAAAACTGCTAAGAGTTTGATGGCACTCGCTGCTAATAAACCCTTACACCTACCAGATTGTGAGGCAACGCATGAAGAACTTTTGGACGCATTTAATCGTACTCTTGGTACTGACAGGCTGTATCTTTTTGATCATTTCGGCAGTACTTCTGTTGATAACATTATTAATAGGGTTAGGTTCATGGCTAGGGGACTTAATTGTAAGTATGTATTCGTGGATCACGTAAGTATTATTGTATCTGCTCAAGAGTCAGGCGACGAACGTAAAGCATTAGATGAGATCATGACTAAGCTTCGTATGATGGTGCAGGAGACTGGCATTAGTTTGTTTGTGGTGTCTCATCTTAAGCGTCCAGAGTCTAAGGGTCATGAGGAGGGTGCAGCTACATCGTTAGCTCAGTTGCGTGGCTCAGGTTCTATTGCTCAGTTATCTGACATGGTGATTGGACTGGAGCGTAACGGACAGGCTGATGATCCAGCGGAGCGTAACACTACCTATGTCAGGGTGCTGAAGAATCGATTCAGTGGTTTGACTGGGATGGCATGTAGGTTGTTGTATCGTAGGGATAGCGGACGTATGAATGAATTACCACCAGAGGAGAATAGTCTATGAAGCTTTACAAAACTGTGATTACATATGAATTAGAATGTATTACTGATAAGAAACTAGATAAAGATACTATTGAACGTCTTAAACATAACATCGATATCAATATTGGATCATATAATATGGTCAGGACAGATGGTAAAATAGAAACCGTTTCTAAGGAGATTCAAGTATGAAGAAGTTAGTGATTGCTATCTTAGCAATGATGGTGTATAATAGTAGCATGGCTTGCAGTACAACAACAATCATGATAGGGGATAAGGCAGTCGTATGTACAATATGTCCAACCGTAACAGTTTGCAATTGATTCTAATGAAGTGGAGTGGTACATTCCTATGCTTGATTGGTATCGCACTGACTAGTTTCAACATCTATCCATTGAATATCCTATTCGGATTCGTTGGCTCTGGATTGTGGACATTAGCAGGGATACTACAGAATGATGCACCACTGGTATTAGTTGAGGCTGTAGCTACAGTAATTTATCTAGCAGGATTAGTAGTATATTTTATTCACGCATTATATTCATGGGGAATTATATGAGTTTGATTCAGTTACCAAAGGTAATCGACGCAGTAAATGAGTTAGCATTGAAGGTACAGAAGTTAGAGATCCAGGTGCAGTCATTGCTTATGGATAAGAAAGTAACAGAAAGTAAAAAGGTAACTATTGTTGAAGATCCTATTGCTATTAAGAAACCAACACTTAAGAAATGAGATTCTTTCAGATAGTATTTGCATGTTTGATTGCTATTGGATTATATAATTTCTTTGATGCCTTGGTAGATAACATGATTAAGCATAACATCTATCAGTGTAGCGATAAACAAAGTAATCCGCCTAACGTGCAGTTACAATGTAAACGATTAACACGAGGACAATGGTGGAGTAACTGATATGGTATGGAAATGCCCTCCACTAAATTTATTTAACTGGAGTAATCTATGGAAGTGGAAAGCTGATATGAGACCTGATGGTAATGGGAAGGGAGATAAACCTAGACCAATAGGTGTACCCTTAGAGAAGTTTGACAGTAACTGGGATGCAATCTTTAAGAAGAAAGAGAAAGATGAAAGTAGTACTGGACATAGAGACGAACAGTCAACACAACAAGATTTGGTTGGCGGTAACTAGAGACATCGAGACAGGAGCAGTCGTATCATGGAAGGAAGCAAGCGGGTTACAAAAGTATTTGGACAGTTGCGATTTGATTATCATGCACAACGGAATATGCTTCGATGCCCCAGTACTGAGAAAGACTTGGAAGATTACGATAATGCCGAGCCAAGTGTGCGACACGCTCGTACTAAGCAGACTTCTAAGTCCAAGCCTAGAGGGCGGTCATAGCTTAGATGCATGGGGACAACGATTAGGTTTTCCTAAAGGATATTTTACTGACTTCGATGCTGGTATATCAGAAGCAATGGAAGAGTACTGTATCCAAGATACTTTAGTAACAGAGAAGTTGTATAAACATTTAGTAGCAGAATTAAAACATCAGAAGTTTGACCAAAGGAGTATTGATCTTGAACACAAAGTCCAAGCGATTATCGCAAAGCAAGAACGGAATGGTTTTAAGTTGGATGAGAGGAAAGCTACAGTCCTTTTATCAGAACTTACAAGTAAGCTGGCTGCTATTGAAGTTGAGATGCAGAGTATTTTCCCAGCAAAAACAATTGAAAGAGTCTCAGAGAAAACAGGCAAGCCCCTCAAGCCAAAAGTCGAAGTCTTCAACCCAGGCAGTAGGAAGCAAATCGGAGAAAGGCTCATCGAGAAAGGCTGGAAACCAGAGAAGTTCACAGAAACAGGGCAGCCAATCGTCGACGAAGGGACGCTCGAAGGGATAGATATACCAGAAGCCAAAGCGATCAATGAGTATCTAATGCTCCAGAAGAGAGTAGCTCAAATAGAATCGTGGCTTAAGGCATTAGGTAGTGATGGTCGTGTACATGGTAAGGTGATTACAAATGGTGCAGTCACAGGACGAATGACTCACATGTCTCCGAACATGGCACAAGTACCGAATAGTGGAAGCCCTTATGGTGAAGACTGTAGGGATTTATGGATAGTAGAGAAAGGATATAAGTTAGTTGGTATCGATGCTTCAGGATTGGAGTTGAGAATGCTGGCTCACTATATGCAAGATGATGCATACACAAACGAAGTCGTTTCAGGTGACATCCACACCGCAAACCAAAAAGCGGCTGGGCTTGAAACCAGGAATCAGGCAAAGACCTTTATATATGCATTCCTCTATGGTGCAGGGGATGCCAAGATCGGGAAGGTTGTTGGTGCTGGAGCGAAGGAAGGGCAAGATCTTAAATCTCGTTTTCTTCAAAACACTCCGTCGCTCAAAGAACTTAGAGAGAAAGTTGGTCGTATCGCTAAGAACTCGGGAACGCTACCAGGTCTTGATGGACGTAGGCTACAAGTTAGGTCTGACCACGCAGCACTTAACACACTACTCCAGAGTGCGGGTGCGATTGTTATGAAGGAAGCATTAGTTATTCTTAATGACTCACTACGCAGAGCTAAGATTGATTACAAGTTTGTAGCTAATGTGCATGACGAATGGCAGATTGAAGTAGAAGAAAGCAGAGCAGAGGAAGCAGGACAGTTAGGTGCTAAGGCTATTGAGTTAGCTGGTATCTCATTGAACATGCGTTGTCCTCTCGCTGGTGAATATAAAGTAGGTAACTCATGGAAGGAAACACACTGATGAATGAGATGAGACAATTAGTATTTAAACTACTCAGGCAAGGAGAATCAATTACACAAATCTTACAATGGCAAGATCAGTTAAAAGAAGAACTTCTTACAATGAAGGATTATGTTAAGGCAATGCAGGAAGCAGACTTCGCACCATGAAGATACCTGATAATGTAGAACCAATGGTGATACTTGGTAATGATAATGATTACTTGACTGTATATACATATCTTACCAACGCAGAAGCGTTGGAGTTGTTGAGAAGATCTATCGAAGTCCTTGAATATGAAGAAAATTTAGATAGTGAAAGTAGTAGACAGTTGCACTAAATCGTGGTATAATATATGTTGTAATTTACTAGGAGAAATAACATGGAACAAAACAAACCTTTACCGATTCAAGCTGATATTTTCTGGGCTGCTTTGGATGAACCAAACAAGCTATCAGGTAAGTATCAAGTAGACTTGAGCAATCTAAGTAAGGATGCTGTTAAGACTTTGATGGACATGGGTATCAATGTTAAGAATGATTCTAAGAAACCAGACCAAGGATTCTTTGTAACAGCTAAGAGTAAGTTGTATCCAATTACTGCAGTAGATGAAGCAGGTAATCTTATCAAAGTTAAGGTTGCTAACGGATCTAAAGCAGTAGCGTTGATCAAGCCATATGCTTATAGCTTTCAAGGTAAGAAGGGTGTTGGTGTAGGTGTATCT